GCATCCCAGGCCCAGACATGTGCATGGTTCATGTCGACCATCGGTCCCGCATAGACCGTCGAGATCGGGTTGTTTCCAGGGTCCGACCAGAACAAGCCCATTGCCAGAAGATACTGCATCTGGATGAGATCATCGCGCCGACCATTCGACCAGGCAGGCAGGCCGGATTCGGAAGACTTTTCGTCCACGAACTTGTTCGGCTGGTTCGTGCCCTTGTCGATGGCCGCACAGCCGTATTCGGTAAAGCGGATCGGTTTGGACTGCGGGTTCCAATCTGTCGGGGCGGACTGACGCACACCATTCAGTCGCTCATAGTGCAGGTTGGACCACCAGGACCGGATATCCTTGTAGCGAAAGACCCAGGGCTCGTCGTAGACGCCGTCAGTGATCGGCAAACGACGTTGGGCATTGGCGCCTTCGGAACTGTCATAGTACCAGTCGTAACCCTCGCCACCGGCGATGTTGGCCAAGAGGTAATCCGGATTGTAGATCGAACCGAATGCGGCGTCCGCGTGATCCTCGCCGTCTCTCCAATCCGAGACGGGCATGTAGTTGTCGATCCCGATGAAGTCGATGTTCGGGTCCGCCCACAGCGGATCGAGGTGAAAGTAGACGTTCCCATCGACCTGATAGCCGAAGTATTCGGACCAGTCCGCCGCATAGCTGATCTTTACCGTGACCCCAAGGATCGTCCGGACATCCGCTGCCAGCGATTGCAACGCCTCCACTGCCGGGAACGCATCACCGGCCCCGCGGATCTGCGTCAATGATCGCATTTCCGACCCGATGCAGAATGACTCGACGCCCCCTGCGGCGGCACAGAGATGTGCGTAATGCAGAATAAACCGCCGGAAACCCCATTCGTCCGGTCCTGCATAGGTGACGGATTCCCCGCTGACCACAAAGTCATCGGGTTGAGCGGTGCCGAAGAAGGCTGCAACTTCTGCCGCCGCCGCTGCCGTGCGATCCGGCGAACCGGGGCGACCGGGCGCTGTCGACAAGGTGACGCGACCCCGCCACGGCAAGGCGGGTTGAGTGACGGCACTTGACCATGGATCGGGAAGGATGTTGCCCGCGATCTGATCCATTAGGATGAACGGGTAGAACATCACGTCCTTGCCGCTGTCCCGCATCGCGCGGATTGCCTCGATCACGGATGCGTCGGACGGTGTTCCGCCATAGACCGAAGCGCCCGCAACCTTCGGCACCTCCTGCGCAGCGCCACGCGCGATGCCGCCGGACCGCCACGGCATTCCGACACCGTCCAGCAGCGTCTGCTCGACCTTCGGCCGGATCGTGCAGGTTGAGCAGCGCAAGTCGTCCCCGAACCAAGACACGACCAGGGACACGGCACCTACGCTGGGAAGCTCTTCGTTCAGCTGCTCCAGACTGGTCGCAAAATCCGTCTTCCCGGACGGAGAGTGGACATTGGCCGTCCGGTTTCTCCCAAGGCCTTCGGCATAGTGGACCGGCGTCACGGCCAAGCCATACTCGCCCGTGCCTGGGATTAGTGCCACGCCCTGCACCAATTGATCCAGGGTTTCCGACGTCTGGACACTGGGTCCTTGGGCAGCACGAACCACTTCGAAACTGAACTGCGGCACCCTATTGCCGTAGGGCGACAGTTCCAGATCCTCGATCACGAGGTAAGCTACGCCGCGATAGGCAGGCGCTTTTCCGTTGCCTTCGATGGCCTCCAGCAGCGGGTCGGGCAGCTGCGTCTCGCTGCCGGGGTAGACCCGCATGTTCAGGTCCAGCGCCGAGATCTCGTTGCCATCCGCCCAGATCCGGCCGACGCGAAGGATCTCGCCCTCACACAGCGCGATCGCAAGGCTGACCGAATAGCTGTATTCGTTGACCTTCGGCTTCGGCGCGCCCTTGCCGGTCCGGCGGCGACGAACGCTTTCGACGAAATTGGTTGCCCAGATCACCTGCCCGGAAACGCGCACCCGGCCCCAGATCTGGCCGATCGCTGCGCCCTCTCCGGCGCCGGTCAGCCGCAGGCGCTCGACGCGCCCCACATCCACGGGCTCGGATCCGGCACCAAGTACGCGCTGGTCGATGGCCCGACCGATCGTCGCGCCGATGGCCCGTCCGATGACTGCGCCCGAAAGCCCGAGCACAGTCCCGCCAAAGCCCGCTCCAAGCGCAGCCCCCGCGGCAGAGAGAAGCAGTGTCGCCATTCATCTGGCTCCTTCTGGAAAACGAAACCGCGCCGCGATCCGGCGCTGCCACGGGGTCGAAAGCGAGCTCTCGATCACACCATGGCCGGTGTAGGAATGGATGAACTGCGGATGCGCCCCGACCTGCGACTGCAAACCCAGATGCTTGGCGATGCTGCCCTCACGCATCCGGAACACCAGCACATCGCCGGGCTCCTGCTCTGCCAGGTCCTTCGCGACCAGCCATCGTGCCGCTGCTGCCAACAAGACCTCGCGGTGATCGGGTTCAGCCCAGTCCTCCGTATAGGCCGGCACGGGCTCGGGTTCCTGCCCGAAAATCTGCCGCCAGATCCCGCGCAATAGGCCAAGGCAATCGGTCCCCACCCCCTTCACACTTGCCTGATGCTGGTAAGGGGTGCCAATCCACCCTCTCGCCACAGCCAGGGCCGCATCAGCATTGGTCATGAATCGCTCCCGCCCACGCGCACCACGCCAGCGGCTGCGCGATCCGGGACCGGGTACGAGGCCAACCAATCTTCGCCCGGAATATGCGGAAACCCACGGAAATTCAGGAAATTGGCAAACTTGACCCGGCAAGTACGCGTGGTCTTGTCGCACCCGGCCTTGATCCGCACCATGTCGCCGGCCGCGATTTCCGCACCAATCGACTGCCAAAGCTCGACGAGGCGCCTGCTGCCCTCCTGCCGGTCGTTCTTGACCACGCCGACCAGACCCGCCGCAGTTCCGCTCAGAACCTCGAACCGGCCCCCCTCGAACCAGCGGTCGTCAAATCCGCTGACTCCGGTCAGCGCAAAGCCACGGTCCTCGTCAACCACATCGACAGTTGCCACGACCGAATATCCAGGCTGTGCAAGATCGAACTTGCACCGATCGTCGCCCAGAACGGCCGAACATCCCGGCGTGTAGGCCATGCCATGCGGGCGGTTGAGCCGCTCACTCAGTCCTCGCAACTCGGCCCTGAAACTTCCGCCCGACCGCGCCACCTCACCCAGATAGCCCCGGAATTGTTCGATAAAGTCGTCCGGCACCTGCCAGTTGACCAGAAAGGCCCGGACTTCCGCGCTGTCGAACCGACCCGCCAAAAGATCACCCTCTGTGATCGATGTTGCACTCAGGGCCCCGAAGGCTTCGGTATTGTCCACCGACAGGCCGGTCGTCTGATGCAGAACCCGCGCCGTCATGCCGGTATCTGCCCGGCAAACCACACCATCGACCTCGATGTCTCGGTCGTGGTCGGTGAATCCCAACACCTGCCCATCTTGACGCGTGACGGTCCAGGCGCGGCAGACAGTGGTTACCCCTCCCGCCAAATGGTCAAGCAGCGCTTCCCGCGTCATAGCCTGATCTCCACCACCGGGACGGTCGGCACTTCGCCCGCCTGGAACGAGGCGACCGAGGTCTGGATCGCGTCGGCGTCAAAGCGCACCGGAACGTCGAACTCGAACCCGGCAGTGACGCGGGTGCCAAGGTCCGGGGCCAGCACAAAGGTCACTTCCCCCGTTGCAAGGTTGACCGAGAACTCGATGCTTTCGACCTTCGGATCCCCCGCCACGGCCACCGCGACCGTTCCCGCAACGGGTTTCAGGATCGGCCGGGTATAGCTCTGCAGCCCGGAAAGATACGTCTTCTGCAGCTGGAACACGGTCGTGACGCCATCGCCCGTGCCGATCAACTGATCTTCCGCTGCGGGCGTGGAAAGCGGCGCACAGGACTTGTAGTCCGACCAGTCCTTCCAGCGAAACCCATGCAACTGCCCGGTACGCGCCTCGAAGAAGGCGATCAGGGTCTCGACATCGTTCAAGGACCGCAGGCCTACGCCAGCATCGTAACGACGACGCGAGTGCTGCCAGGGCGTGTTCCGCTCCTCGAACCCGTTTGCCAGGGTGACAATCTCGGTCCGGCGCTCCGGTCCGCCGACCGAGCCAAAGCTCAGGTTCGCGGGAAACCGTACTTCATGAAAGGCCATGTCTGTTCCTCACCGATTGCGCTGGCCGCGCGACAATGCGCGACTGACCTGTGCGGCCACCTGACTTTGACTGCGCTGGAATCCCTGGACGTCGGGCGTCGTGATGTTCATCACCACGCTCACGCCGCGGCCGCCGGCGGTCTGCACGCCCAGACGACCGTCCGGACCGCGGGCCAAGGGCATGATTGCCTCAGGTCCCGCCTCGCCCATCAGCCCCATTCCTCCCCGCATCGGAAATGAGGTCGGCGATCCGACGATCCCGCCCTTGGCAAAGGGCATCACCTTGCCCTGGCTGAAGGTCCCGCCGTTGGCAAAGGGCATGCCCCCACCCAGCAGCCCGGCCACACCTTGGGCCAGAAAGCCGCCCAGCGCATTCGTCACCGGCTTCAACGCGATGGAATAGACCGTGTCGACAATCGTCGTGGCGACGGTCTTAAGTGCGTCGTTCAGCTTCATCCCGTCGAAGATAAGCCCGTCGAAGGCCTTCCTCAGGCCCCCGCTGATCCCGCTTGACAGCGTGTTCACTTCGCGGCCCGTGAAGAGCATCGTCTCTTTCATCCGGGCCAGTTCCCCGTCAAACGCCGCCACCATCGACACAGAAGAGCCCAACTGCGCTTCAAGCGCCTGAAGCTGCTCCTGCATCGTTCCGATATCCGCCATCGTCCTGTTCCTTCCTCACATCCGGGAACGCCGCAGCCAGCTCGGCCAGTCGTGCGCGTGTCAGGGGCGGGACCAGCCCTTCCCGCCCCAGCATGATCTTCAACTCCACCGGCGTAAGCCGCCAGAAGACCGCAGGCTCCAGGCCAAGCCCATGCAGGCCTGCCTGCATCAGACCGCGCCAGTCGATTGCACTCATGTCTCGCCCGGAACCGAAAACGCCCGGGCCAACAATTCCGCAGCCGCCCGCGCCGCCTCGACCGGCCCGCCGCCGATCTCGACCCGCAAGAGGTCCGCCGCCGTTCCCTGCCAACCGCCGCCGCGAAGTCCCGCCACGATCAGCGCCAGAACGTCCCGCGTCGAGAACCGGCGCTCCTCGAAACGCTGCACCAGGTCCAGAAGCGACCCCGTCTCCAGCGCCTCTTCCAGCTCGGCCAGCGCGCCCAGCGTCAATTTGGCGACGTGGCGCTGGCCGTCCAGGACGATGGCAACCTCACCTGCCCATGGGTTCGCCATCTCAAAGCGCCGTGAAGGTCAGCGCCCCCGCCGAGGCCATCGACATCTCATAGCTCGCCTCGTCATTGTGGCTGCCCGAATATTCGATCGACGTGATCTGGAACGGTCCCTCGATCACACCAAAGCTCGGGATCACCACCTGGAAATCCGGGATCTCGCCGTTGAAGAACACCTGGCGCGCCCGCTCATCGGTGTTCTCGTCGCGGAACACGCCCGACCCCGAGATTGCCGCCGACTTCACGCCCGCGCCCGCCAGAAGCTCGCGCCAGCCGCCCTGGCTTTCCAGGCTGGTGACGTCCACTTGCTCGGTGTTGAAGCTGATCCGCGTTGCCCGCAGGCCCGCAATGGTGACGAACTGGCCGTCCCCGGTCTGGTCGATCTTTATCAGCAGATCCTTGCCGCTTTGCACAGCCATGTTCGCTCTCCGTTAGATGGGTTGGTCAAGGGCGTCAGAGTTGGATCCGCGCCCGGAAGGTCAGGTCGATCCGCCGCGTCTCGCCCTCTTCGATCCGCCGGGCACTGGCCCGCAGGAACAGGAAGTTGATAAGGTTCCCTCGCGTCAGCATCAGGGGCGCGCCGATCAGCGCGTCCGAGATGTCGGCCGCGATGGTCTTGATCGACAGGAACCCGGTCGCATCGGTGATGACGCTGATGACCATCTGATGCTCGGCCCCAGCCCCGGACTTGTCCGACTGGTCGCGGGCCTCTTCCGGGCCGATCAGCACGAAAGTTCCCGTCGCGTTCGGGGGCACGGCGTCGAAGATCGACACGCCGGTCAGGGCAGGCCAGGTCGACAGCCGCTGGAACACCGCCGTCTGCAGGGCGGGCGCTGAACCATAGCTCATTTCGGGATCTCCTCACGCGAAAAGCAGGTCAGATAGCGACCATACTGGTCGCGCTCCGTCACCGCCTGGATCAGGAACAGCCGCGTGCCTTCGCGGAACCGCTGTCCGGCCAGAGGGCGCGACGGCGACCCCACCGGCGTTCCCCGGACCGTGATCCGGTAAGGCACCGCCGACAGAAGCCGCTCCTCACCCAGCGTATCGCCGCCCGATCCGGGCAGGACTTCCGCCCAAAGCGTGCCCAGCGCGGTCCAGGCCGACGTGAAACCGCCCGCGCCGTCCGGGGTCCTCACGACCCCCTCCAGCACCAGCGCCCGGTTCAGATGAGGGGCGTTCATTTCTTGCCCCCGCCCAGGATGCGCACGGTCCGCCAGCGCTCGATCAGGGTGACAACCCCGAACGGCAGACCCGCCGTCTGGGCACCATCATCATGCCGGTGCTCGTAGAACTCCCCGGCAAGCAGCAGAACCGCCTGCCGCAGGTCCACCGGAACATCCGTCCAGGCAGCACCAAAACCAGCGTCAAAAACCACTTTAACCGCGCCTTCGCTGGGGACCGTGGGCAGGCTCGCGCCCTTGCCCGCCAGGCGGGGCCGGTGCAGGTCAGGGATCAGCCGGTAGGCCGTGGCGGGCACCACCACCTCGCCGCCTCCTGCATCAACGAGCGTGACGCTGACGATCCCGCTGACCGGAGACACCGGCAGCGCCTGCTCCTCGTCCCGCCAGCACTCCAGCACCCACAGGAACCGGCGCTGGAACAGCATCTTGCCGATCCGCCCCTCGATGGCCGCCAGGGCCGCGCGAAGGTAGGTCTCGATCAGCCCGTCCTGCAGCCCGTCGTCGGCAAAGCCGGACCCCATCCGCAGATGGTCCTTCATCTCTTCCACCGGCAGGGCCGCCTGCGGCACCGGGGTCACTTCGGTCAACATCATGGGTCACTCTCCGCCAGCGGCCGGGTCATTGCATTTGGGCCAGTGCGGCCCGGCCCCCGCGACGGGGACCGGGCCAGGGTCATCAGGACACCGCGACCTTCAGCAGCTTGATCGCCGCAAAGTCGGTGATGTCGCCGCCCACGCGCTTGTTGGCGTAGAACAGGACGTTGGGCTTGGCCGAGAACGGGTCACGCAGGATCCGCAGGTCCGGGCGTTCCGCGATGGTGTAACCGGCGCGGAAGTCACCGAAGGCGACGGGATAGGCGTTCGCAGCCACATCCGGCATGTCTTCGGAAACCACCACCGGATAGCCCATAAGACGCGAGGGCTCGCCCGCCGCCAGACCATCCGACCACAAGAAGCGGCCGTCCGCGTCCTTCATCTTGCGCACCGCGCCCACGGTCTTCGAGTTCATCATGAACGTGCCGTTGGCCCGGTAGTCCGCGCCCAGCGCATAGACCAGGTTGACGATGCAATCGGCCGGGTTGGTGGTGGCGAAGTCCGACGCCGCACCCGTGGGCACATAGCCGATGTTGCCCCAGGTCCAGGTCGCATCCGCAACCTTGGTCGGCAGCAGAATGCCCTTCGGCTTGTCCACGCCATCACCATTGATGAAGGCCGCGGCTTCCGCACGGATAAAGCGGGTGGCGATCTTCTCGGCCAGCCAGCCTTCGACGTCGAACGCGCTGTCATCCAGCAGGCGCTGCGAGGCCTTGGGCATCGCCGCCAGCTCGTGCAGCTTGATCGAGATGCGCTCGATGATCGGGGTCGCGGTCTCGGTGGTGGCCGCCGTCTCGGTGGCCCAGCCGGAACCGACTTCCGAACGGTCGACGATCACGTCGAACGAGGTCGCCTCGACCTGCACGACATTCGCCACCGACCGCAGCGACGAGGTCGACAGCAGCAGCGACTGGATGCGCTCCGAGGTCTGCGGATCGACCAGATAGCCACCGTCGGCAGCCACGGCGGTCGACAGCGCCTTGCCTTCCAGGGTCAGGCCACGCAGGCCATCGTCATCGCCCGACCGCAGATAGGCGTTGAACGCCTTCTGGTGCGGGGCTTCAACCTCCGCGCGGGCCGAAAGCGCCGGGCGGCCATAGGACATCGTCTTTGCGTTCAGCATGGTCAGTCGCTCTTCCTGATGTTTCAGCGTGGATTTCACTTCGTCCTGAA